CAGGGGGGTTGGGCGTTTCCTTTTTAGGGGTCACGCAGCTTTTCGTTTCCGGGTCGTAGAGATTCACAAGATAGGGTCGTGTATCACACGGTCCATCACATTTGTCTCGGTCCAATCGGGCCACAATTTCTCCTCGTTCGGCTGAATAGCCATCCTTAGAGAATTCGGGCTTGATCGTGATCTTCGCACACAAGTCAACACGTCGTCGGTAAGCATCCGGGAATGTCAGGGAGTTAACCTTCAATTCCAAGACGTTACTAGTGAGTATGATGGCCTGGGACACGAATTTCGTTCGCTTCTTCTCCTCAAGGTTAGCCATGTGCAACGGGTAGGGGGCTAGATTTCCGGCTCGGATAATCTCCATGAACTCAACATTTGGATTCGTTGACGAATCAGTCATCTGACCGAAATCATCGTAAATACAAATGCGTTGTCCGGAGTATCCGTCCCAGAACTCTTGTTCAACGTTTCTGAAGTACACCTCAGACGCAAAGTCTTTGGCGCTCTCCAGTGTGTCCGAAAACACGGCATTGAGGTCGCTTGCGAGGGGCCAAGTCATTCCAGACTTACCAACTCCCGATTCACCAAAGAGATGAACCACGAGCGGCTTGCAACGGGGTTTGTTTCCGAAGACGCCAGTGTAATCACACTGTTTGCGCATCTCTTCAATGATCTTAAACATCTTTTGATAGTGGGCGACAAAACTGCCATCCACCTTCAAAGTCTTCACGATCATCGAATACTCCACGCCTTTCTTATACAGTCGGTCAATTGTGAAAACAAGTTTCTTGTCTTTCTGCATTCGAACGGCAACGGGTTCTTCAACGCGCATGAGGTCGAGGATGTCTTTGGTCCAGTCTTGATAACCACTTACGTAGTCATCGAGTCCTTGTTTCTTCACACCGGGGGAGATCTGATCGGTAATCCAATCACCAATATCTGAAAAGATACCAGTGGCTGACTTACCAAAGTCGGTTATGTTCTTGAGATTGCGGGAGCGATCACCATAGAACTTCAAGAGTTTGTCTGGGTTGGCCGTATTAGGCAATCCTAGCGCGAGCTGCAGCAAAAATGCCACAACTATTGCCAGAACACCTCCGGTAACTTCTCGGTTCTCGCCAACTTTCGTCTGAAATTCAGACGCAAGACCAGTGAGTGCCTCAAGATCGATCTGTCGAACGGCCTCTTTGGCACCAACCAGCTGCGAGACACCTTTCACGGCATCAGCTCCAAATTCACACATGATGTTAAAAAGAAGTGAATACAACTTCATACCATCTCGCGCGAACATGCAGTTAACGAGTACCTTGAACACCGACATCACACGAGATACAACATTGTGTTTGAGACCGAAGTCAAAAACATTTTTGATAGACTCGAGCGTGTCGTTGGCCAAAGCGGTCGTTTCAGCCATTTTGTCAGCAGCAACATTCATTTTGTTCACAACGGGTTGAGCCGTTGCGGCCAGATTTCCAACTTCAACAACAGTTCGGGCGATTTGGGGTCCAGTCGCAGTGATGAAAGCTCGCGCGTCTTGCACGAGATCTTTCGCACCGGGAACAATCTCAATTTGTTTTTCCGCAACTCGAACGATATACTTCGAAGGAAGTGTACCATTGATTCCGGAAGTGAGAATCACGTCGTTTGAGGAACGATAGAACTTTATTCCATCGCGCATGGCGGCATGTACATCCACAGTGATAAGAGTATCACTACGGTTGCGCACACCTGAAAGATGTTTGTGGGTCCAGTCAACGATACCCTCCACGAGATGAATCGAAGTTCGCTTCATCACGGAGAGTCCGTTTGCCAAAATTGAGTCAACGTTCGTTTTCAGTGTCGCGTGCACGCAGAATCGCTCGACATCCTCCTCCGCCAAAAGGCAGAAGAGAAGATCGGGGTCAACTTTCATGCGACTGTGATGTCCTTGATTGGCACGAATGTACCAACCACCGATGGTGCAGACCATGTCGAACCGCTTCTTCGGGCACATAGCGGTGATCTCCTTCATCTCCTCAAAAGTCACTCCAGTTATCATCTCAACCTCTTTGCAGAGGGCGTATCCGTTGGGACCAACGATTCCAACATGACGACCATTGTCGCCATGTCGAAGCAAGCTAGAAAGTCTTATCGACTTCCTCACTCGAGCATGGTCAGCTTTGTTCTGTCGAACAGCGTTGGTGATTTTCCGGGGCCAAATGCCATACAAGATGGCGATGAAGGTGATTGCATAGGTCAGCAGCATGAATTCGATCAAAAGTTGAGTTGTTACGTCCATTCGTTTTGAAAAGTAAGAGGGCACTCGCCAGCAAAAGGGGGGGACTCAACGAGCCTGAACACAGTTGAGATTTCGGGTTACGGGTTGCTACCCCAGATTAGCTATTTACCGAAAGTCTCCACACACACAGATTCTCTCCTTACTTCCACTCCAGTAGTGATTTTAGAATATCTACATTGATGGTTGTTTGATCACGTATTGATCCTGTTTCAAATTACACGGCATGTACTCATCGGGGGTCGAGTCCTAAGAGCAGGGATCACCGGGCTTCAGATTCACAGGTACGATCACAAACCAATCAACTTCAAAACGTATTCACTAAAGAAGCTTATCATAAGTGCAGTACCAGTACAGTCAGCAACTGGTTGTCTCTACATTCAGACACACATTCACACACATTCACACTTTAGCGGTAGCTATCAAATCGGACTTAAATGGTTTCGTCATCCGAATTGGGCCACTACCACAGGGGGACCAATCAAGAATGAGCAATTGAAATCATCCTTCGCGGCCACAAAGGTCACGGGGGAGTCTTCAGTTGTCACTGGCGTGTATTTTTCGTCGCTAAAAAGCCTTAGATTGGGGAATTGAGTATTGACCAGCGGGTCAATGTCTTCGTCCGTAACAGCACGTCGATACGTACTGTAATACGGAACAGTCACTTCGTGAATTGGAGTCGTGTTAGTAACCGTAAAGTGACTCGGCAGATGTCGTTGGGAAAAGAGGGTCACTTGGCTATTGGTGTTATCATCGAGCACAGATTGTAGAACAGGAGTTCTCGCAACAAACTTAAAAGAAAGTCCACCACGGTAAAAACTAAAGAGATTATTGCAAACTGCAAGATAACCTCCATGATCATTACTTAGGTTTGTTT